CTTAAAATTATACAGTATTATACTGCTGTGTCGTGTTGAGTGTCTGTGTTGTTATCAGTTTCATTAATACCTGAAACATCACAAAGGATAGCAAAAACACGGATTTTACCCGCACTTGAAGCTGCCCCAGCCATCAACGCATCAATTGTATCTGCTACTTTCGTAGTTAATACAGGTGCTGCATCAGCCACATCTCTTGGTGCATAAGCTGCACCAGTAGCATCATAAGCATCAACGAAAGCATCTGGATCTGAAAATCCTGCTGCACTTCCTGTGATACCAATATCAATCACTACTGAGCCTGAACATGCTGTTAGTACCTCTAATCCTGCGTGTAAAACTACTGTTTCTGCAGGAACATCAATACATCTAATAACATCATTCTGAGCTGTTCCTGCTCCATCATTAATCGCTGATATATCGATTGTGTTTTCTACTAAGTAAGGTGTTCTACCATTAGACGGATGTCCAGTAGTTCCCCCTACGCCTGTTACGTCATAAGTTGCCATATCTAGTTATCTCCTTCTAATTAACTACCGATTGTTATTACGCCAGAGTAAACTGCTTCTGTTCTTAGAACTTTTCTTCCAAAAACGTGCAATCCTCTAACTATGTCTGAAAATGAATCAGGGTCTCTGATAAGCTCTGTTTTCGCAATATGGTTTGCAGTTGCTACTGCACCTTGATGTCCATAAAGGAAAGCATACTCATTAGAACCTGATGATCCAAATGTTTTGTTTGCTGCTGATCCACTTGATACTGCTATAGCATTAGTAGTGTACATTCTAAACCCAAATAAAGGTCTATCTGTAATCATACCATTTCTCATAGCTGAAGCTGATCCGTCTGCCATAACAGATTGATCAACGATCTTAGCACCTGCTTTTCTAAGTTGTTGGTAGAAAGCTGGTGGTGCAACAAACCATCTATTTTCTTCTGGTACATCGTTACCATCAAGAACTGTTTTAGCTGCTGACATAATATCTGTTAATGTGTCAACTGCTGCATCACCATCAATAGGTGAACCGTCTGTTCCTGTATTAGCTGCTGATGTAGACGCACCGTCATAGATCGCTTTTAATACATTAAAGTCGTAGTTCTTTTTAAGTGCATAAGCACCTGAAGAAGTTGCAAGAGCTTCAAAGTTTACATGTGATTGTCTTTCTTCGATGTCATCTACTTTAAACGCAAAGTACGAACCTTGGTCGACAGTCAATTGAATTTGATCGTCTGCAAGTGTTTCTGTGTTTACTGTTTGACCTCTAGCGTAGTCATTCACCGTAATAGTCGGCTCTTTTATTATATTTACTGTGTCGCCAAAATTTTCAATTTCTCCAGCGTAATCAGTGTTTGTAATGTCTTCTACAACTGATGCTCTTCTGAAAAACTTTTGAACCTTCTGACTATAAATTGCTGGAGCCCAATTACCTGATGGTAAATTTTGGTATCCAGACGCTTTTCCCATTGTTGCCATAATGTTTGCCTTTGTTTATAGTTGTTAGTTTAAGGTTGAATCCTACCTTCTCTTGTAGCTTCATCGATTTCAGCTTCGTACTTTGCAAACGTTCTTGGGTTCATCTTAGCTATTTCGGAATTAGACCAAATTTTCTTTGTAGGAATATCTGATTCTGTAGCTTTAGTAGTTTTAGTTATAGCTTTAGCTGCTTCTTTTTTAATAGATGTTTCCTGTTTCTTATTCAATTTACTAGTACCATTGTCCATTTTATAAAGGTCAATAGCTCTTCCAGCTAACTGTGCATTAGATGTATTTTCATACAACCAACTTTGTATAACTGGATCTTGTTTACTAGCCCATTGATGAAATTCATCTTTTTGACGAATCTCACTAAAGTCAGGATGCATCTTTAACAATTCTACTTCTGCTTTTTCCTTACTAATTTGTTCCTGTTGAGCTTGTAGATTTTGGTATTTCTCCTCAATCTCCTTTGCTCTAGCATCAGCTTTTGTCATAGCTATGGTTTCAACCATATCATAAACATCGGGATACTCCTGTTTCCAAGCCTCAAGTTCATCTTTAGACTTAGGTGGAACAAACTCTTTAGTAGATCTTTCCAATTGCGTTCTTAAAGTTCTAACTTCATCTTTGTGCTTAAATAAAGTAGAATCATAGTGTTTTTTTAAATCGTCATAACGTTTCTTAAAAACACGATCTTCTGCATTTTCAGGGCGTTCAGTTGAAGGAGTAGCTTCGCCATCGGAGCTTGCAATTTCTTCAGATGTTTCTGTGTCCTTTTGAACGGTTGCTGCTTCTGCTTGTTCTTGATTAAACTTTGATAATTCACCTCTTGCGAATGCTTCAGTTTCTGCATCATCAACATCATCTCTGTGTTTTTGATACATTGCTTTGCCTTCAGGTTTTTTAAAAAGTTTAGTCTCTTGTTTAGCTTCTGTTTCATTTGAAACTTCAGCTAAGTTTTTTTCTTCTTCCATTATTTTATCCTCATAGGTTGAGTGCCTTATGGATAAGGGTAGCTCACTTCCATAATTTGTGGGCTGAAATTATACTA